AGCCAGCGACGGGCACCATTTTCGGTTTTAAACGTTTTGCTTTTGGTATACGTCATCGCGGTGAACGTACCGTCCTGATTGGGGAACACGCCACATACCAGAGATTCGCTGTTGCCAAGATCGATAGTATCCATGTTGACCTCATTTCCCCTTAACGCCGGGGTAGCGGAACAAAAACCTGCTGCATAGTTAAAGTTGAACCCTGCCGTCATGTTCTTACGCCTCGGGCTGGCTACTTACCCCCTGACCACTGCCTGGTAACTCGAAGTATTGCCCTGCGTTCTGTGGGGCGGGGTGGGTTGGTATGTTGTTAAGGTAACAAGAGTTACCATTAGAGTCAATACAATGTTGCAAAAGGTACACTTGAGGGCATAAAAAACCCGCAATGAATGCGGGTTCTGACTCAGTCTAAGTATTGATGTATTTGTGAAACTTTACCTTTAATGGTGTAACCACCATTCAGTTCGATGGGTTTGTAAAGCGGATTCAGTGACAACAGATAGATGTTTGGTCCGTCAATCGCAACTTTTTTTAGTGTTACGTTTGGCGTTCCTTCCAATTGGATTAAGATTATTTTTCCCACCAGTTCTCTAATGTTACTTGAGCATGGTGTGATCAGCACGGTAGATCCGTCGGGGATGGTTGGGAGGCCGTTAGAGTTTGTCATCGCATCTCCCTCAACATGCAATAAAAAAGAGTTTTCAGCGGTTTTTGTCATGACATCAACCCAATTCTTAATACCAGGAATCTCGGTTACTGGACAACTCATATCCCAATAACCAGCCTGTTCCCACGTTAAAACGGGCAACCGGGCGATGTTGTCACTAATGTAAGGGTACTGATTCAGACGCAGATCATCGGTTTTATCGTGACAGTCCTTTCCATAAAGAATCCATTCAGGAGATTTGGAAAGCAATTTTGACAGTAGATGCAAATTCTCACCGTCAGGTTTTGAAGAGCCATTTTCCCATTTTGTTACGGATACACGAGATATGCCGATTGCTTTCGCAACCTGCTGTTGGGTTAATCCAACGTCTTTTCGACGATTCCGAATACGTTCGCTGATAGTGTTTTTCATGTAACCAATGTTACTACCAAGTGATGTTGCTATGGTTGACATTTCTATGTAACTATTGTTACCCTCCCGCTCGAAATAACAGGAGAGTTTTATGTTCAAAGATGATGTTCTGCGCTATTTCAAAAAAAAGCGACTAGTAGCTGAGGCTCTTGGAATTTCACATGTGGCTGTTGTGCGGTGGAAAGCAGTTATTCCCAAACTTCGCGCAATGGAACTGGATGAAATTACTAACGGTGAATTGAAATACAACCCAGAACTTTACAAGAAGCAGGATAGCACCTCGAACGAAGGAAAGAATGATTAATGAAAATCAAGCATGAACACATCCGCATGGCGATGAATGTCTGGGCGCATCCGGACGGTGAAAAAGTTCCGGCAGCTGAAATAACCCGGGCTTATTTTGAGCTTGGTATGACGTTCCCGGAGCTATATGACGACAGCCATCCGGAAGCCCTGGCTCGCAATACTCAGAAAATATTCCGCTGGGTGGAGAAAGACACCCCTGATGCGGTTAAAAAAATTCAGGCGTTGTTACCAGCGATCGAAAAAGCAATGCCACCTCTGCTGGTGGCCCGAATGCGCAGCCACAGTTCAGCCTATTTTCGGGAGCTGGTGGAGACGCGGGAACGACTGGTGAGAGACGCTGATGATTTTGTCGCAGTGGCGATCGCTGGTTTCAACCAGATGAATCGTGGTGGCCCTGCAGGAAATATTGTGGCTGTGCATTGACTCGCGATATTCATACCAGATCACTTCCGGCAATTTGTGAGTAAAAAGATTCGGTATCAAAAGAGGTGAGTATGGCTAACGCCTGGCTCAGATTATGGCATGACATGCCAAATGACCCTAAGTGGCGAACAATTGCCAGGGTGTCAGGGCAGCCAATCGCAACAGTGATGGCTGTGTATATCCACCTTCTGGTGAGCGCGTCACGAAATGTCACGACATGTCACGGCGTGTCACTACGTGGTCACATTGATGTCACGACGGAAGATTTAGCAAGTGCGCTTGATGTGACGGAAGAAGTAATTGATTCAATTTTACAGGCAATGCAGGGGCGGGTACTTGATGGAGATTTGATCAGTGGATGGGAAAAACGCCAGGTACTGAAAGAGGACAATGGCAACGTTTCACAAACCGCGAAATCCCCGGCAGAGCGCAAGAGAGCGCAGCGCGAGAGGGAAAAATTACGAAAACAGAATGAGGGGGCGCGCGACGAGTCACGCATATGTCACGACATGTCACGACGAGTCACGACAGATAAAGATACAGATAAAGAATTAAACCCCACACATAACGCGCGCGTGCGCGAGAGTGCTCCGGTCAGTGAGGCAAATGGCGTGCCGTTGCAAACATCGGAACCTGATTACCTGGAAGGCCTGAGCGAACCCATCGGGAAATTTCCGATGACCGATGGCTGGCATCCGTCGCCGGATTTTCGACGACGGGCGGCTCTGTGGGGAGTGGCTCTGCCGGAGCCGGAATTTACACCAGCTGAACTTGCCGCCTTCCGGGACTACTGGGCAGCGGAGGGTAAAGTTTTCACGCAGGTTCAGTGGGAGCAGAAATTCGCCCGTCACGTAAATCACGTCAGGGCGCAGGCTAAACCAGTCAGCAAGGGGGTAAACCATGCAGCAGCACCAGGTGGCACCGCATCACGGGCAGTTCAGGAAATTCGGGCAGCACGTGAGCAGTGGGAACGTGAAAACGGATTTATCAACGACGGAAACTGCCTGGAAGCTGTGGGAACTCATGGGGGAGATTTATTCGAACCGCTGGACCCAGAAGAACGGGGCCGCACCTTCGAAGCTCTGGATTGTACAGATTGGCGCGATGACTGAGCAGCAAATCCGGCAGGTCTGCCGCCAGTGCATGGACCGCTGCCGGGCGGGTGAAACATGGCCTCCGGACCTGGCTGAGTTTGTGGCGCTGATTTCGGAGAGCGGGGCAAATCCATTTGGTCTGACGGTGGATAACGTGATGGAGGAATATCGCCGCTGGCGCAATGAGTCCTGGCGATACGACGGAAGCGATAAATATCCGTGGCCTCAGCCCGTGCTGTATCACATTTGCCTCGAGATGCGTTCAAAGGGGATTGAGCGGCAGATGACCGAGGGGGAGTTAAAACGGCTTGCAGAACGGCAGCTGACGAAATGGGCAAAGCATGTTGGTAACGGACTGAGTGTTCCACCCGTCCGTAGGCAACTGGCAGCACCCATACGTCCTGCGGGACCAACGCCAATTGAGTTGCTGAAACAGGAATATGAACGCCGGAAAGCGGCTGGGTTTGTTTGAGTTGAGAAGTAATTTTTACCGGAAGGAAATTTATGGAGACTGTTTTTGACGCACTGAAAGCGATGGGAAAAGCCACGTCGGTAGAGCTGGCTGCGCGACTTGATATCAGTCGTGAAGAAGTACTGAACGAGCTGTGGGAACTGAAAAAGGCTGGCTTCGTTGATAAAAGCGTATACACCTGGCGTGTGGCTGGTGAAGGTGAATCCGGGGTAGCCGAAGAGCAGCCAGCACAATCTGAAGTACAGGATGTGCTAACCAGGGAGGTCGAACGAAAAGTTACCGCTGACATGATGATTGGGTTTATCGGTCAGGAGGGCGCTAAAACGTGTGAGGAACTGGCGGGTAAGTTCGGTGTCAGCACTCGCAAGGTTGCTTCCACGCTGGCGGTAGTAACCGCAACGGGGCGGCTGGCACGCGTAAACCAGAACGGTAAATTTCGCTACTGCATGCCGGGCGAGAATTTACCAGTAAAGCCGAAAGTCGCATCGGTAACGGAGAATGATGGTAAAGCCTTTCCTCAGCCAGCCGGCATTGCGTTACCAGTACAGGAAGCTGCAACACAGGAAGATATTAAAACAGAAACTGTAGCGGACATTGTGCAGTCGCTGCCATCGTTTACTGCAACGCGAGCTGATGATTTGATTTTGCCATCGCTGCATTTGGCAAACCGCGAACTGCGTCGGGCGAAAAATCATGTCCAGAAGTGGGAGCGTGTCTGCGCTGCGCTGCGGGAGCTGAACAGGCACCGGGATATTGTCCGACAGATTTTCGATTCCTCCAGTCGTATTGTGTCGGAAAAGTGATTGCCGGAGGCACCTATGGCAAAAGTATTTACACAAGAAGAGCGGGAAAAAATTAAAGGGCAGGTTGTTGAACTCGTACGCCAGAGTGGGCGCGAGACGTTACGACAACTGGAAACTAAAACTGGGGCAACAAGATATCTGATGAGCGTTCTGGCCAGAGAGCTGGTTGCCAGTGGCGATGTATACAACTCTGGTTACGGGTTATTCCCGTCTGAACAGGCGCGTAAGGACTGGCAAAATGCCCGTAAAAAGCTCTCAAGGGCAAAGCCGAAGAAACCATCTGCGGTTGATCCGGACCTTATCTGGTCATTACCAGACGGAGAAATACGCCGCTACGACAGGCGCCTGAATATAATCTGTCGCGAGTGCCGGAAGAGCGAAGCTATGCAGCGTGTACTGGCTTTCTATCAGGGTAATTTTCAGGAGGCGGTACTGTGAGTGAAATTAGCTATCAGGCTTCAATTGCCGCTGGCATTCGCATCAAAGGAGAGGAGCATGGAAATAAAACCAGAGGATGAGTTAAGTAATATTGTTTTATTTCCGGTAAAAGAGGATGACCCACGTAATCAAGTTAATTTTCTTTATGAGCCATCGGAAAGACCATACTGCCATCACGCTTCTGTCCGGGTTGACGAAAAAGAGCGTCAGGTCCGCTGTAAAATCTGCGGTGCAGTTGTGGAGCCGTTTGACTGGATGCTCTCAGTGGCGAAAAGAGAAACCAGACTGGCAGATGATGTAAGGCTATTGCGCCAGGAGGAACAGGAAAGGCGGAAAAATATAGAAAAGTTAATTCAGATTGAGCGTAACGCGAAAGCGCGGATACGCAGGGCGACGAAATCCAGAACTGAATAAATAAATTTAGCACTGTAAATAAAATCAAATCCTTAACTGGAGGTATATCTATGTTAAATACACAGAAAACCATTAATACGGAAAAATATAACGAGTGGGTGAGGAAATTTTCTGAGCAGATTTTTAAAATTACTGGCGACGAGAATGCGGCAAAAAATGAATTAGAACTGTGGACACCTGAAGGAGTCGAGCCAAATTATTGCTGGTGGGATGTTGATCCAGTTGATGCTGCAAATGAAGCTATGAGTTATTACAACGATTAATGTCAGGAGGCCGCCCGAAAGGGCGGTAAGAAATGACTACATTATTCAGAAAAGAATATCCGCGAAAAAGTAGAGCGACAGAATTTTTGTTTCTCATTCTGTTTATCGTGTTGATGATACCGATATCCCCGCTATTACTGGCCTGGATAATCGGAAAAGTAATTGAGCCAGTTATTGAATTGTATAACGACGTGGTATGGGCGTCGTTCAACACACTGCACAACAAAATCAACCCATATAAGGAAAGCTGATATGGCAACTTTGACAAAAAAAGAACAAGCATGGTTGAACGAATTACAGGACGTTCTTGATCGCTGTCCGTCACCGAAAAAAATAGGCTTTTACACCATTGGCGATAAAAACATTTACCTGTATGACCTACGCCGCATGGATGTAATCATGGAGGCTCTTGATAATCGTTCGTCGATGGATTGGTGTGCTGCTGTCCATGATATGAATGCCGGATTTGATGAAACGATTTTGTTCCCCTCGTCAGTTGAAAGCACTGCGGGTTAAGGAGTAACAAATGACCACCTTTACCAAAGAACAGTTAATCTCCCATGCACGCGAAAGCGTTAGTTATCTGGAAAACGTGAAAGGACGCGTTAGCAAAGAAGGTGCGGACTGCAAAGTTGTTCTTGAGATGGTTGAACGAGATCTAGAACTGGCACGAATCGCACTGACATCGCTTGAAGCAGAGCCAGTTGCAGTAAACGACGACATGGCTTACGCATTCCATCACGCACTGTCAGATTCATCGCCAGGTGCTGATGAGGTAGAGGAAATTAAGGCCGGGTTGCGTGCAGCCTTTGCCAATG